TTATGCGCTTTTGACGGATGCGCCAAATTTTGACGACGAGAACGACCCGACGATCACCTACACCAACACGCTCGGCGCGCCTACGGTCACGGACATCAAGGTCAGACTCGAGTGGAATAGCGGCGTCGATTATACGAGCTGGGTAAACTTGAGCGACGACGGCGGGACTCAAGCCCTCGACCTCACGGCATACAAGACGGCGATGCTTCAAGCGTGCGCGAACTCGATCACGCTTGACGTCGTTTATAGGCTCCGCTCGACGATGAACGGCACGGACTACGACGACACGAAGGCCGCGACGATGACCGTCATCAACGCGTCGCCCTCGACGCCGTCGTTTACTTATTACGACGCGAACCCGACGAGCTCGGGCATCACGGGAGACAGCTCGATCATCGTACAAAGTCAAAGCACGTTACATATTGACGTCTCAAATGTCTCGGCTCAAAAAGAGGCGACGATCTCCGAGGTAATACTCAATATAAACGGCACGGACTACGATGTCACGAGTGACTTATATCTCGACATCGTCAAACCAAATTACTCGGGAGCTTTTCGCATTGATTATAAAATTACGGACTCCCGCGGCTTAATAACACAAGGTTTTAACACGACGGTCACGATAACGGCCTGGGCGCCTCCGACGGCGGAGATCACCCTCGAGCGAGTCAACGGCTTCGAGACTAACACGGAGCTCAAGGTCGTCGGCACGATCTCGACCGTCACGGGCTCGAGCATGAGCATCTCCGAAAAACACTCGGACGACGGAGGCCAGACGTGGAGCGCTCCGAGCAGCGTCCCGGATAATACGACGGTCACGCTCTCGCTCAATAACCAAAAAGAGTGGGCGGTCCTCGTCTCGGTCTGGGACTCGTTTACGGTCGGGAGCCCGACGGAGTACACGCTGACAGTCAGCAAGGGCATCCCGCTCGTATTTATTGACATCGATCTCAACTCGGTCGGCATCGACGCGTTCCCGGATGATAACAACCAGCTCAAGATTGACGGGCACATTTTAGCGGACGGCGTCAAGTTCCCGATCGTAAAGGACTCGGCCGAGCACAAAGTCGGCTACTGGATAGACGGCACGACGGTCATATATGAGCGCACGATCGAGCTAAACAGCACGATCACGGCGGCCGCTGGTAACACGTCAGCGGCGGGCGCCTGGACTGTATTGCAAACGGGCTGGACGGAGCCGATCGTCCCGGTCGAGTTTTGGGCATGGTCGGCCGGTAATAACCCGACGCTCTGGTCGCATCTCTCAATCCAATGGGAGAGAGCTAACACCCGCCTCCGTGTTTTAAACGTCAGATCAACGGCGGCCGACATCGACGGCTTTACTATTAGATACATCAAGACATCATAAAAGGGAGGCGGTCAACATGAACGAAACAGTCGCGTCATTATTGACGGCGATCGCCGGAGGCATCCCCGCCGTCGTCGCCGTCGTTTTATCTAACAGATCGCACGATAAAGTCATCGACGAGAGACTCAAGCACACGGACGAGAAGATCGACGAGCGCAGCAAAAGGACGGACGAGAAGATCGCGGACCTGGCGAGCAAAGTCGACAAGCACAACAATCTCATCGAGCGCATGGTCGTCGTCGAGCAAAGCACTAAATCAGCGCATCACCGTCTCGACGACATCGTCGGACAGCTCAAGATCACGGAGAAACGAAAATAAAAAACGGAGGAAAAAAGCATGACACTAAATAACAAAGTTTACGACGTTTTAAAGTGGGTCGGTCTGATTTTTTGCCCGGCTCTCGCTGTATTACTCGCGACCGTCCTCCCCGTCTGGGGAGTCGATGCGGGACTCATCAAGGCCCTCGTCATCACGATCAACGCGATCGGCGTATTTATAGGCGCTTTAATCGGAGTCAGCCAGGCGACGCTCGCCAGGGCGGATGCTCTCGAAGAGTATTATGAGACCGAGACTGAGGACGAGGCACCCGTCGAGCCCTCCGATCTCGAGAGCGAGGTCTAAACGTGGCCGGCACCGCGGCGCAAGCACGCGCCAAGATCAAGAGCTGGCTCGGTTACTCGGAGTCAAACGGGAAGGCCGACAAGTACATCGTCAAGCCCTGGGACCGCTGGACGGGCTGCAAAGCTACGTCAAAAAAGAACCCCTGGTGCCAGATAACCGTCTCGGAATGTTTGCACTCGGTAAAGGTCTCGACAAGCTCAAGCGCCGGATGCACTCAAGCGCGCGCCTGGTATAAAGCTCGCAAGAGGCTCAAGGCTCGCGGAGTAAAACCGACTCCGGGCTGGCAGGTCTTTTATAATTTTAAGGGCGGCACGAAGCCAACGCATACGGGTCTCGTCTACTCGGTGAGCGGGAAATACATGACCGTCATCGAGGGCAATAATAAAAACGCGGTGAGGTCTCGCAAGATACTATACAACTCAAAATATGTATTATGTTTTGGAGTCCCGCCGTATAAAAAAGCATAACCCCTTCTAAACACCCTTATTTCTCCCGAGGCTCCGCCGTGATCGCACTCCGCGGCGGAGCTCACTAAAATCGTAGTTCGAGCGCAGCAGCAGGCGCCAGAACCTCCTAAAGGAAAAACCCCTCGGCATCCGTCGAGGGGCTTTTTTATTGCCTTTTTGTAAAACGGCACCCAAACGGCACCCAAGACAAGAGCAAAAACCCGAAAAGGCCCGAGATTATTGCCTTTTACTTGGTGGAGCATACGGGATTTGAACCCGTTTATGTATGTGCACAGGTGCTCACTTTGTCCTTGAAATAGCCTATTTTCGGGCTTTACTCTTTTGAAAGTCCACCGTCAGCGGACAAAGTGGCACCCAAATCGGCACCCAAAAGGTCGATGATCTCGGCGGCCTGTTTCGCATCGTTCTCCAATATGTGCCCGTATGTGCCGAACGTGTCGAAGGCGGTCGAGTGGCCGACTATTTCTTTAATCATAGCCTCGGGCATGGAATTCCGCATTAAAGAGATAAAAGTGTGCCGGAGTGAGTAACAAGTTCCGGGAAGATCTCGCTCGATCTTGAGCTTCGTCCAATGCTTCCGCAGTCCGCTCTGTTTACCTTGTGAGCCGTCTGGGGAACAGAACACCCACGGAGTCCGAAGATTGTGCTCCTCGTTGCGCTCGATCGTCTGGCGGATGATAGACTTCGCGAGCTCACCGATCGGGACGAGTCGCCTCGCGTTCTCGTTCTTTCCGTCAGTCACAAACCCGCGAGCGTTCACGGCGCGGCGGATATAGATGCGGTCGCCCTTGATGTCTCCCGTCTGAATTCCGAGAAGCTCGCCCGGACGGAGGCCAGTAATAACACCCAGACAAAAGGCGGGATGATACCAAAGCGGAGACGGCTCGAGGAGCCTCTTAACGTCTTCGCGGTCGAGGACTTCCTTCTCGCTCTTCGCGTGGCCCTTCGGGATATACAGAGAGCCTCGGAGGGGTTCGCATTGATAATCTTCATAACCGAACTTAATCAGCGCGTTAATAATTCCGCGGATGTTTTTCAAAGTCTTTTCGGATAATGCCCTATTTCGCCCCTGTGCGCCGTTGAGAACGGCTTGCCAGTCTCGGAGGGTCATTTTATTCATTTTCCTATTTGCGCACGCTGGCGCAATGTAGAGGCGCAAATAACACTCGTTTTGGTCGTAGGCTCCCGAGTGCTCACCGCATCGAGTCTTGAGATCTTCCAAGAACTCCTCGATCACCTTGCCGACGGTCTTCTCGCCTGTGGCTTCTCCGTAATACCAACGATCATATTTAGTTTTGACTTCACGGCGGCCTTTAGCACCGGGCACGGACGAAGAGAACGAGATGCGCTTCCCGTTCGTGCGGACTTGGATGCGCCAGCGGCGGCCGTCCCAGCGTGGCTCGTTCATTATTCGCCCTCCTGTGAGTCGATTAGCGCCTGATAATATGCGAGGAGTCTCGCGAGGTTCGGCTCCGAGAGCTTGGCAAGATCAAGCGCGGAGTCTTCAACGATCGGGGAGATGTTACCCTTCGCGAGTTCGTCCGCGCTTATGTTTAAGCTCTGGCATATCTTGATAATCGTGTTGATGTTTGTCTTATTGACTCCGCGGGTGAATATTGTCGCCACCGTTGAAGTCGAGAGCCCGCAATCTTTGGCGAACTTGTTAACGCTCCCAGATTGCTCAAGCATTAAGTTTTTGAGTTCTTCTTCTATTGTCATATTTCCCACCTCACTAAATAAAAAATAACACCCCTTTATCGAAAATTCAATAATTACAAACGTGTGACAATTATCGAAAAATCGAAAATAATTATTGATTTTTTTCGAAAGTTCAATAACATTAAGATAAGTTTTCGAAAATTCGAAAACAAAACCACGAAAGGGGGACGCTTAATGTATAAGAACGTAAAGGCGGAGCTGGCTCGGAAGGGTTTGACCGTTGTCGATTTATCGAAAAAGACGGGCATCCGATACCAGTCACTCACCGACAAGATCAACGGCAAGACACCGTTGAAACTGGAAGAGGCCAGAGAGATCAAAAAGGCTCTCTCGGTCGACATACCGCTCGAAAAACTTTTCGAGCTTGAAGCATGACGGCCTCGGGCGGTCTTTATCCGTCACTCGGTCGGTGTTTCGCAAATCTCACGGAACTCGCACACGCGGGATGTATGAGCAAAAGACGAGCGCGTGACTGTTTAGACGGTGTAAAGACGTTCACACGGGCGGAAAAGAAGGCAATCTCGGCGAACATTATCGCGAAGGAACTCGGGAAGCTCTCACCAAATCAAAGGGAGATAGCTGACGCGAAAGAAGCCTATCAAGGAAGGTTCGACGAGATCTACAAGCAGAGGGAGAAATGAAAATGTTATTGTTTGGACTTTATACGGTGGGCACTTGGGCGGTCGGCTTCTTGATCGGAGTCATCACGAAGCAGATCATCGACCGCGACGCGCTGCGCACACTCCAGAGAGACAACGCAAAACTTCACAGACAGATCGCACAGAGCCAGAAGGTCGAGCGCATCGAGATCATCGACAACCGCGCAGAGCCGGAGAGCTATTTTGTTCCGTTTTGAGGTGGTCTTATGTTCAATTATGAGAGCCCTATAGAAGTCATTTATAACAGGCTTCAAGAACAGATCACAATGGACTTCGAGAACAACTGCATCAAGGCCGTCCAGCAATACGGCTTTAACGTCAATAAAGAGGAGCTCAAGAAGGCTCTGCAGTACGATCGGGGTCAATACGAAAAAGGCTACAACGACGCAATCAAGAGCCTCCGAGCTCTTGGACGCTGGGAACATAATTGTGAGTGCACTTTCGACGTTCCCGAACCGTTCCAATATAAGTGCTCTATTTGCGGATGCCCTTCGAGAAGCACCGGGCACCGTTTTTGTAGTAACTGCGGCGCGTCTATGTGGCACCCAGATTATTCGGAGGGCGAGACATGAGTCACTCTGATAATTTTTCCCGTCTTTGCATAGCAATCGACGCACAAATCGAGAGCTGGCAACGTGCCGATCGTATAACCGCACTCGAGCAACGGGAACACACTCAACAAATCATTTACGGCATCGTGTTCGCGGGTCTTTATATCCTGACGAACGAAGAATATTTCGACCTTGTCGCATATGTTCACGACAAAGGTTTTAACCATTAGGAGGTTTTTGAAAATGAAAGAATTCGACATTTATGAAGGAAGAACCGAGCAGAACAGAAAGAAAACATATCTTGTTTTTAATGCTGACAGGTTCTCTTTTAATGAAGCGACTGCAGAGGCAACTCATTATTTCAAGTGCACGAAGAAGAACGTCAAAACGCGCCCGGCTTGGGTAAACCGCGGCAACCTTTACCTCGAAGCAGACACCAAGCCCGCCAAGAGTGCGAAGTGCGTGATCGTCTCGTTCTGGAAGAAGTGAGGAGGTTTTAAATATGCCGAGCATTTACGAACTCAAGACAGAATTCATGACACTCTGGAGCCTTCTCGACTCCGACACGATCGACGACGAAGTCCTCGCGGATGCGTTCACCAACGCAACGGACGACCTCAAGGACAAGCTTGAGAATTGCTGCAAGTACATCACCAACGAGAAGGCGATCATCGCGGGCCTCAAGGAAGAAGAGGCCAGACTGAAGGCAAAGAGACAGGCAAAAGAGAACGCGATCGAGAGGCTCAAGGCTCTCATGCTGGACGCGATGAACACGGCGGGCGAGAAAAAGCTTCCCTGTGGTTCTTTTACTTGCGCAGTACAGGCGAACCCCGAGCGCGTAATCATGGACGAGCCTTATATCGAGAACGTCCCCGCCGAGTATCTCAAGATACCAGAGCCGGAGATCGACAAGGCGAAGATCAAGGAAGACCTCAAGGCGGGCAAGAACCTCGAAGGACTTGCACATCTTGAAAGAAGCGAAGGCATCCGCATCCGATAGGAGGGTTTGAAATATGACAATGACACAGTGCGAGAAGGTTCTCGAATACATCAAGACACACGGAAGCATAACAGCGAGACAGGCTTATCACATGGGCATAATGAGACTCGCTTCGCGCATTTCAGACTTGCGCCGTGCCGGGTACAAGATCAAGACGGAAGACGTCAAGGTCAAGAACCGCGACGGCTCCAGCTCGTATATTGCCAAGTATTCATTTTTGGATCTGAAGGCATGACAGACCAGATCAGCATCTTCGACATTTTGGCAAACGAGCCCGCCTATGTCTTGCGCGTATGGTTCAAACACTTTAACGGGACTCCTCACTATTTCGAGATCGAACTCCCGAGCGATGAACCTCATGAGATACTTGCGGCCGTTCATAAATGTCGAGAAGAGCACAAAGGAAGCAATTTATACTTTCACACTTTCGAGGTTATCAAATTATGAACGAAACAAACTATTTTTCAGAGCTCAACGCGATCGACGTGAGCAAGCACACGGAAAAGAAGAACGGCCTGACGTATCTCTCTTGGGCTTGGGCTTGGGCCGAGCTGAAGAAGAGGCACCCGGACGCATATTATACCGTCTACGAGAACGCGGACGGCTGGAACTACTTCACAGATAATCAAACGTGCTGGGTCAAGACAGGGGTCACGGTCAACGGCATCGAACACATCGAATATTTGCCCGTCATGGACTACAAGAACAAGAGCATCCCGCTCGGCTCCGTGACTTCCTTCGATGTGAACAAGAGCATCCAGCGCAGCCTCACGAAGGCCGTAGCGCGTCACGGACTCGGTTTATATATCTACGCGGGGGAAGACCTTCCCGACGAAACTGACGCAAGCCAGACGGCAAAAAAGGCCACACCCAAAAAGACACCCGCCAAAGCTGAAGCCAAGACCGAGGAGAAGACCGAAGAAAAGAAGTCGCATCGAGATCTCTTCCGTGAGTACATAACGGAGAAGAAGCCGAGCAACGAGATAATCGTCGGCATCCTCCAGAAGACAGGAGCAACCCCTGACAGTCCTGACGAGGTTTGGTTTGAGGCTCTCGTTCTGGCGAAGAAGATACTCGGCTAATTTCAAATGAAAAAGAGGGCGACGAAATGAAAAAGAGAGTTTTATACACAGAGATCACGAAGGCGGCGGAAGATCTGGCGGCCGCGCTGCGGAAGTTCTCGAGCTCGCCTATGTATTGCAACATCTCGATCGTGACGCGTGACCGCATCCAAGACGAGACGGAGGCCCCGGACGTTTACACCCTCCGAGTGCATAAAGCGGACGCATCTGACCCTGTGGGCGACATGATACTCGCCGAGAGCGGTCTGATATACCGCACAGACGACGGCAAGATCGCGAGGGGAGACCGCATTATAAGCGGAGGGGTCGAGGATGATACATAGAGCAGAACACACAGGCGACTTCACAATGATAAACAACGACATAATAAACGACTCACGCATCAGCGCGGAAGCTTATCGTCTTTTGTCGTTCATGCTCTCTTGTTCGGATGAGTGGAAGTTCTCGCTGTGCGGTCTCTCTTATTGCCTCAACACTCCAGAGCGCACGCTCACCGATCGTCTGGCCGAGCTGAAGCGTGCCGGATATATCAAGCAAAAGAGAACGGTCAACAAACTCGGACAGTTTACCGCGTGCGAGTGGGATGTCTTTGAGATACCTCAAGAAGTCCTTGATAAAGCTCAAGATACCACACTGCAGAAAAACCACAGTGAGGCTAAACCACAGCGAGGCAAAACCACAGTGAGGCTCGACCACAGTGAGGTTTTACCTCACCGAGGTAAACCTGCCGTGATTAAACAAGTACCAATATTAAACAATACCAATATTAAACAAGATAAAAGTAAAACAAGAGAGCGCGATGAAAAATTCGAAAACAGACTCGCATCTTTGAGCCCTGAACTTCAAGAGACGTTTAGAGAGTTTATAAAGATGCGGAAGACCAAAAAGGCACCTATGACAGACAAAGCTCTCGATCTGGCAATCAAGAAGGCGGAAAAGCTCGGAGACGGAGACCCCGAAAAAATGAAGGCCGTTGTCGAGCAATCAATTCTGAATTCTTGGACGGGACTGTTCCCGCTGAAGGAAGAACCCAAGCCGATCAAGTCGACCGGGAACGAGTTCCTTGATCTATTGCAAAAGTGGGAGGCTGAAGGAAATGCTTAAAAATGAATTAGTTCAAATTCTGGCTATCTTGAGAGCCAACTACCCGAACGTCAAGATCGAGAAGCCCGAGGTCATGGTTAATACTTGGATGCTCACGCTCGGATGCTTCACCGCCGACGCGGTCAAAAAGTCGGCCGAGCTCCACATGAGAACGTCGAAGTTTTTCCCGACACCCGCGGAGCTGCGCCAGAACATAACGCGGTCGAAGATCGAGATCGAGACCCCACCGCCCAAAGCTATCGAGGCACCCAAGACGGACAAGGCGAGAGAA